TGGGATCCTCCGGATCATCGTCCGGGTTGTCCTCTGGATCTGTCTCGTCGTCAGGGTTGCCCTCTGAGCCGCCCTGATCGCCCTCTGAGCCGTTTTCTAAGTTAGGGTCGATAGTTTCCTCCTCTGTCTCGAAATCGTCCTCAGAGCCGAGAATTTCGCGAGCCTCGGCGTCAGTGTAGCCGAGTGAATAGATCATAACCGCGACGCCCTGATCGTATGTCAGTGATCCGGATCGGATCCCCTCAATAATCTTAATCAGGTCGTCAGGCGTTGCCTTTGGCTCCTCTACCGGTTCCGGCTCAGGCTCGGGATCTGATCCCTCAATGTCTGTATATTGAGCGCCGGTATACTGCACCGGAATACTCGAGCCGTTTCCGAGTAGATTGTCGCCGCCGTCCTTACTCTCGAGATCCAGTAGCGCTCGAGCCTCGTTCGGCGTGTACAAGAATGAGTTGACCGCCGTCGAAAGCGTGTTGATCTGAGTCTGTTGATCCGCCCTCAGGATCGACGCGACGTTAAATTTAAAGTGATAACCGCTCGTTACCTCCTCGGTCGAGAGGAGTTTATAGGTCAACTCCTCCTCGTACTGTTTGAGGATATATAACAGGGTATCGACGTAGAAACTCAACTGTTGAGCCTCAGCGGACGCGTAGGACGATTTTGTATAATCGCCGATCTGATAAGGCTTGATCCCGAAAGCGCTCGCGATCTGCAAGGCGGTATATTGCCGGATCTCGATAAACTGATTGTCTCCCAACTTGACATTGAGCGGCGTCAGATTGAACCCGAGCGGAATAGGGATAATGTTCTCGATCCCGTCGTCTTTCAGTTCGCCTTTGCCGTAGGCCTCAGTCATGCGGACGAGTTCTTTCACGTTCGCGTCGTTGAGTGATCCGGTATAATTGAGAACCGCTTTCGCAGTAAAGCCGGAGTCGTACATCTTGTTTATCATTTTCTGAGATTTCACCGCGCCGTTGAGGGTAAATTTCAACTGTTCCTGTACGGATATACCGATCAGGCCGTCGAAAGTATTACTCGACTTAAAGTGTAAAATCTCCTCGGATCCGAAACGGTACGTCTTGCCCCCGGCGGAATACAGATAATAAATGTCCGGTTGATCCGCGAGGATCTTAGCGTCGTCGTACCAAACCTCGACCGACTCACTCGGGAGGATCCAAAGTTTCGTATTTGCACCGGCTCCCTGAATCCAAACATAGGCGTTACCCTTGTGATTGCGGTTATATTCGACCGTCGACCAGAACGTCGACGCCGTCATGTATGGATTAGGTCGATCGTGGAGGATTGTATATAGAGCGTGGTTCCTCGCAGTCTCGACGCCGTTCTTTTCGTTGTATCTGAGCAATTTAAGCGGCATTTTGCCGACGGCCTCGCTCAGCACTTTCAGACACGCGAAATAAGTAACCTCCGAGAGAACCTGAGAGTCCGCTCGGGCGTCAATACCGAGAAACTTATAAAGGTTATTCAACTCTATGGTCTGCCGGTCTGACGCCTTGTTAAAAAAACGATTGTAAATTTTTTGAAAGATATTCATAGTCTCACCTCCTTACTCTTTCCAACCCATAGCCTTGAGGTAATTTTCAAGTTCGCCGCCCACGTCAACGACTTCTTTGTTCCGGTTTTTGAGCATGAGCGCGTGAGCGTCGACGCAAGCGTCCACCGGGTCGATACGTTTGTATTTTTGCCCCGGCCGCTTGTCGACTTTGATCTCGTCAAAAGAGTTCCGGACGATCTCGGCGTTTAGAAAACTCCACGTCAACAACTCATTGTTTGCGTTGTATTCGAGATCGCCTGATTTACAAATCAACTGTATGTCGACCGTCGCGTCGTTCAAACTCTTGCACGACTGGACGATGATAACCACCGGACACCCGAAAGCCTCAAGATCGGAAAGAATACCGTCGGCGTTGTGAGGGTCGATCCCGATCCCGAGGAAAGTCAGATCGTACTCGTCCCGGAGTTCTTTCAGGGTCTTGATTATGAATTTATAATCGTTCTTGAAATCCCCCCGGCCACCGGTTACGGTTATGAGTTCCATCTGCTCCCATAGGTCATAAGGCGCGAGATCGGTCTCGATATGCTCCTCGATCCGTCCGCGCGGCATGAATGAGTGAGAATAAAAGTAAAATTTCTCTTTTCTTTCTCCGTTGTCGTTGGTGTACTCCTCCGGAAACTCGAGCGAGAACGTCGTCAAGTCGCCGCCTGAGGAGAGGTCTAAGCCGACCCAACACTGACGCCCTCGGAAATCCTCGAGCGTCCGTTGTGATCCGCATTTCTGCCACGCCTGAGGATTGATAAACAGATCGTCGGTATTCTGTACCCACATATTGAGCGACTTTGTCAGGAAGTCCCTGAGGTCTGATCCGCCCATATCCTGAGCCGTTTGAGCGTCGGTCTTTAATACCTCGAATTTGCTTTCGTTCCCCGGCGAGCAAATAAACGGGTTCGCTTTCGCCCAGTTCGCCGGATCCCAAATGTCGTCGTTTGGATCGAGACAATAGATGTCAACAAAAAAATCCTCAGCGGTCGCGAGACCTCGGAGGATCTTTATACAATAGTCGTCCATTTCCTTACAAAACGAGTTGAGTTTATCGCCTCGCGTTGTAATCATGGAAACAAGGGTTTCGTCAAGCGCTCGAGTACCGTTATACAAAGCCTTATAGATCTTGTTGTCCTTGTGTTGGTGGATCTCGTCGATTGAGGAGTAGATCCCTCGGAAACCATCCTCGAGACCGGCCTCACGGCTCAACGCCTCAATGGTACAATAGGTCTCAAGCGCCTCGATCGTAGATTTATAATCTTTCACGTCGAAATACTCGCCGAGATCCGGATCAATGGTTATAAACTTACTCATTTCCTCCCACGCGAGCCGCGCCTGACGTTTCTTAGTCGCAACCGTGAAAAGTTTTCCGTAATAGTAACCACCGAAACCGGCGATATATGTACCCATGATACCATTTTCAAACGTCTTACCGTTCTGACGAGCCATTGATTTATAACGGCGTCGAAAACGGCGCTTTCCGTTGGCTGTCTTAAACCAACCGAACGTACACCCGAGATCGAAAGCCTGAGAGTCGATCAGTTTGACCGGTTTCGGCGCGTCGCCCTCGGCGATCGTCAGAGTCTCGGCGTACTCGATAACCTCGGCCGCCCTGATCGGATCGTAATAATACGGGAAATCGGCCGTCCGTTGTCGTTTGAGGTCGTTTAGATGTCTCTGACAAGCTAAGACGTGTAACTCACCGGCGACAACTTTCCCGGAGACGACTTTTCTCGCGTACTCAGTGACGCGATCGTTATAAACCGCGGATCCGTCACTCACCGACCGCCGACCTCTTTTCAAATTTCTTGAATTTGTTTTCTTTCGGCGTTTCGGTCTTTTTCTCCGGGACGACCAACCGACACCGGCTCGAGATCGTGAGACCGAGATCATTCGCGGCCGAGCGGCATTGTTTGAAATACCTCTCTTGAATTTTCGCCCACGCCTCGAAAAGCGCCGGGTCGTTTTTGACCTCTTTCGATCTCATTTTCCTTACGGCGCTGATATAGAAATCATTCGCCGTAATGTATCGAGCGAGCGCGTCGACGTCGGTCTCACCCATGATCTTTAGAGCCTTTAACTGATCCGCGATCTTGTAAAAGGTCTCTGTCTGCTTTTTGGTTAGATACTCCGGAGCGGTAATATTATCAGAGATCGGCTTGATCTCTCGATCCGTCCGGTCTTTGATCTCGGATTTCGTCAAGTGCTTAGATCCTTTTGCCTGTATGAGTTCGATCGGCTGTCTTTGTCCGGCCATACTACCGCCTCCTTTCTCATTTTTCCGATCGGTTATTACTCGGCCTGATCGCCGCCGGTTTCGGTCTTAGGTTCGATCAGAGCCTTAACCGCCTCGCGGTACTCCTCCGGAATATCCTCGAGAGTGCGAGATCCGGACTTAACCAAGCGATAATATACATTTACCATAGCCTTAATCATTGTCCGTTACCTCCTCGTCGTTATTTTCCTCGGCGTCGTCTGCCTCGTCCTCCTCTGTTGCCTCTGTGACGTCCTGAGCGTCCTCCTGAGGCTCCTCGTCGGTTTCCTCGATAATTTCCTCACCCTCGGCGGTATCGGACTCCTGAGGCTCGTCCTCGCCGTCCTGAGCGGTCTCCTCGTCGACTTCCTCCTCGGTTGTCTCCTCAGTTTCTACCGGCTCCTCGGTTTCATCCGTGGCCTCGGTCTCCTCACCGGTCAGATCTTCCTCGGTCTGATCGGCCTCGTCGGTCTCCTCGCTGATCTCGCCCTCCTCAGGCTCCACCAGTTCGCCGACCGGAATAGCCTCGAGGACTTTCTTAACGATCTCAGGGATCGCGTTCTCGATCGCGGCGTTGACTCTCTGAGTAACGCTGTGAACGATCAGATCCTTACAGATACTCTT